TTTGCAGGGTGTTGGGAATGTCGTACATAGTTATTTCCCCCTTAGTGATCCGCGACGGTGAAAACGACTTTCACGCCGTTGTCATACAGAACGTTGATGCGCTGAAAACCGTTGTAAAGGGGAATGCGCTTAATGCTCTTAATGTACAAGCAGCAGTTGATTTTCTTAGAGATGAGAGCGTCTGCCAGACCCTTGTAAACTTCTGCGGCGTTGGTGTTAATGTGATCCAGCTTCCATTCGCGGCCTTCCTTGACGTAAACCTGCTTGCTAACTTCCATGTTCTTCATTGTTTGTGCCTCCTGTTTATTTATGTCGTTTAGGTTTTTGTGTTTAGTAGTTATCCAGGAGGTTTGCACCTCTCTTTTAACTGTCTTTATTATAGCATAATTGAGTAATTATATCAATTGACCAAATAACCAAACATTGAGTAATTATATTGTGAAATATGTATAATTGAGTAATTAGATATAATGTGATATAATATTTCTGGAAGGGAGGTAGCAAAATGCCAGCATCAAAAGCTCAAATCAAAGCAACCAACAAATATAACGCTTCTGCTTATGACCGTCTTAATATAGTCGTTCCTAAAGGCCGTAGAGACGTTATAAAGGCGTTTGCAGATCAACATGGGGAAAGTATCAACAGCCTTGTAAATAGCCTGTTACGGCGCGAAATAGGACTAACAGAAAACGAGTGGGAAGCCAGGCAGGAAGAAAACGAAAAATGATTAGCGATCACTTCATGAAAATTCATAAAAACTCCTAAAAATTCATATTGCATTCGTGGTATATTTAAGCTGCCAAAGTGCAAGCCCTAAAGGATAATAATTAAGACTATTAGTAATAGATATTTATTATATCTATATATCTAATAGTCTTTTTTATTTCTATCGCTTTTTATGAGCGTTTCTTTAGAAACGGGAGTAAAAAGGGATTAAACTGCACTAAACACAAATAATACTAAAATGGTAGTGAAAGCAGATGCAAAATGTGTCTATTACTTTAGCTGTTTGGGCAGTACAGCTTCAGTAACATGCTTTCGGGTTTATCCTCCTCATTGGTGGAAATGAGTTGGACAGCATGAAAGAAGGTGAATGAATCATGTTGACAGAACGGCAAAAAGCATTCGCAGATGAATATCTGATTGATTTGAATGCAACACAAGCTGCAATTCGTGCAGGATATAGCGAAAAGACTGCTTATTCACAAGGGCAACGAGCGTTGAAGAACGTTGAAATCAATAATTACATCCAAAACCGACTTGCAGAGAAGGAAAAAGCCCGAATAGCTTCTCAGGATGAAGTATTAGAGTATTTAACCAGGGTGATTCGTGGTGAGACTCTTGCAGAAGTCGTAGTAGTAGAGGGCAAGGGTGAAGGCTTTTCACAAGCAAGGACAATGGATAAAGCACCGGATGAAAAGGAACGTCTAAAGGCAGCAGAGCTATTAGGCAAGCGTTATGGACTGTATGCTGATAAGCTAAAGGTGGATGGTGCGATCCCTGTTGTTATTTCGGGGGATGATAGTCTTGTTGACTAATAATCAAAGCCAGATAAACAGGATCAGTCTACCGGAAGTAGTTGGTAAGGGTTACGGTACTTTCTGGAGGTTTAAAGGGCGTTATAGAGTCTGCAAAGGCAGTCGAGCAAGCAAGAAGAGCAAGACAACGGCTTTATGGTATATCGTAAACATGATGAAATATCCAGAGGCTAATTTGCTTGTTATCCGCAAGACTGGCAGAACACTAAAAGACAGTTGTTTCACAGAATTGCGGTGGGCTGTTAGGCGTTTGGGTGTAGATGCATGGTGGGAATTTAAGCTAAACCCATTAGAGGCTTGCTATACGCCTACCGGACAGAAAATATACTTTCGCGGCCTTGATGACCCTTTGAAGGTAACTTCCATCACAGTTGATACGGGTGTCTTGTGTTGGGCATGGCTTGAAGAGGCTTACGAGATCATGCACGAAGAGGATTTCGACGTACTGGACGAGTCTATTCGTGGTGAAGTGCCGGAAGGGTTATTCAAACAATGGACAATCACGTTCAACCCTTGGAATGAGCGACATTGGCTCAAGAAACGTTTCTTTGATGCTGAACCGTCAGAAGATATACTCGCCATCACAACAAACTACATGTGCAATGAGTGGTTAGATGAGGCGGATATCCGAGTCTTTGAAGATATGCGTCAACGCAATCCCCGCCGCTATGCTGTTGCAGGGTTAGGCGGTTGGGGTGTCAGCGAGGGCGTTATCTATGAGAGATGGCGAGAAGAGGCATTCGACCATAAAAGCCCTGAATTTCAAAAGGCTAACCCCGATGTTATATCTGTGTTTGGTCTTGACTTTGGATATACGAACGACCCAACCGCGCTGTTTTGTGGCCTGTTAGACAAGGCTGCAAAGCGGCTTTTTGTGTTTGATGAAATGTACGACAAGGGGCTATCAAACAAGAGAATAGCAGACAACATCAAACATATGGGTTATGCCAAAGAACGTATCACAGCAGATTGCGCAGAGCCAAAGAGCATAGATGAGCTAAATTCTTTAGGCTTGCGCATGAAGGCGGCTAAGAAGGGCAAGGACAGCATTAAGAACGGTGTGCAATGGATTCAAGACCTGGAGATTATCATCCATCCCAGGTGTGTAAATTTCATCACGGAAATAAGCAATTACACATGGGACAAGGACAAATTCGGTAATATGCTCAACGTGCCTGTTGATGATTTTAACCACCTCATGGACGCTATGCGCTATGGGTTGGAGAAATATATCAGTGAAAAGAGATGGGTGTCATAAGGGCAAATAGAGACGTTAGAAAGGGGATGAAAGGATGCTGACAAGAGATCACTATGCAGTGGTCGACCTGTCAAAGCCGATCCAGCCGGAGACGCTGAACGGGGTGCTATCCACGTTTGATAACATGGTCAACACGTTCAGAACGAAGCTGGTGCGGGGCGGCAGTTCGTTGACGCTGATTGACCATGATGTGTATGGCCTGTTTCAGACAGAAGACGGTTATACATGGAGGATCAAGGGCGAACTGATAGACGGTCAACCTGTTGTGTCGATTCCGAATAGCTGTCTGATGAAGCCGGGACGGTTCACGCTGACGATCAAGGCGGGGAACAAAGCACAGGAAGGTACACTGCGTATTATTCGCGGCTATGTAATCGGCTGTTGTGCGGATGATGCGTGGAAGGATGTTATCAGCTTTGACGCGAAGGCTACGGAAGATGGCAAGGGCGTGACGCTGATCATTTCGCCTATGGTTGATACACAGGCGTATAAGCTGTACCAGATGAGTGATGATTCAGAGGAAGCGGAAGTTGTGACTGTTACGCACATTGTAAATTCGCTGACGTACACGTTCAGCAATTTGCATAGCGGTGAATACTACTGGCGTGTTGCTCCACTGCTGAAGGTAGACAACTCCGGCAGGATGGAAGAAGGCAACAAGTCGGAAGTGGCTGCATGGTTCATCATTTGATGAAAGAGAGGTTATGTTGAAATGGCTATCAAGGAAATCAAGCGGGAATGGAGTCCCTGTCAGCTTGACTATGTGAAGACCTTCCTGCTGCATAGCGAGAAGGACGTGAAGGACTTGCCGAAGTGCTGCGTGGGCAGCAAGGCAACGGTGAGCGAGACTGACAACGAGTATTATTGCACTGCTGACGGCTGGAAGCTGGGCAGCGAGTTGGGCGGCGGTGGTTCTTCCGAGGTCGTCATCCTGCCGGAGACGGAGGTCGCGGCAATCACAGAAAGCCCGATCACGACTGCACCCAGCGCAGTGCCGGAAGTTGGCGCAGTTTGTAAAGTCACCTATAACGGAACGACGTATGATTGCCCCACTGTCGCTATTCCGGTTGGTATGGATCTGACTGGCGTTCTTTTCGGCAATTCTGACGCAATGGGCATCCCCGGTGGTAATGCGACTGCACCGTTCGTCATTATGCTTTTTGATACGCCGGTTGATGATGGCAGCGGAAACCCCGCATACGGCATGCTTGTTCCTATGGAAGAAATTGCAGAAGGCACTTCCATCACCCTCTCCATCGTGCAGGTCGGCGCGGCGAGTGGCGGTGAGAGTGCTGGCGGCATCTTCGAGGTCAGTGTGCCCGTAACAAAATACACCTCCGGCTCCGGACACGACTTCGGCGAGTTTGACAAGTCCTTCGCGGAACTTGTGGCAGCGCAGAAGGCCGGAAAGATTGTCCGCATCAACGTGAATTGGAACAACGAAGGTATCACTTACGGCAACGTAATCGGATACGCCCAAACAGGCGGTCTGGAAGTCGTTTACATTTCTATGCCGCAATCGTTCACCATGGCAAAACAGACGGCTGCGTATGTGCTGTCAGCCGGAGAAAACGGTGAGATCGTCGCTGAGCGTCTTAGCGCGGACTAACCCCACCCCGCCCCTGCAAAAGGCCGGGGCACGAAACACCGAAAGGAGCAACCGCCCATGC